TGCAGTAGTCCACTCCGTATCAGTCCCACCACCGTTAACCGCGAGAACTTTACCGGCATTACCCGTGTAGCTTGGCAGCAGATTAACCCTAGCACCAGCAGCAGCCGTAGCCCCAGTACCACCCGAAGCCACAGGAAGAGCTGAACCAAGTGTTAGCGAGCTTAGATGGGTCGTGGCGTCCACGACATTGGTGCCGTCGCAGTAAAGCCACATGACCTTACCGTTAGGCACTGAGATACCCGTACCTGCAGAAGTCTTCAGCGTGACTGCATAACCACCGCTCACTCCGTTCTTCACTACGTACAGCTTAGTCGCGTCCGGACAGATAACCGTCGCAGCAGCTCCGGGGGTTCCTGAGCATTCGAGGATAGCGCAGCGCGATTCCGAAGTCGTACCATCTGCAGTAGTCAGCGTATGGCTGGCACCGGACCAAGTGCTAATGGTCGCTAGACCCGCGATGGCCTCTTCGATCATCGAAGTAATGTTGTCATTGACGACATCACCCCAAGAACCATCAAGCTCCCCCGTGACTGGGAGTGCAAGTTTAAGGATCGAAGTGTATGCAGTAGTCATTATTCAATCCTGATGAGCGCGGTCGTCGCGGTTGCCGCCGGCATCGTCACCACAAACGGCGAGGAGGCGGATTTATCCGCCCCAAAGTCCAGCACGGCGACAGCTTTGTTTGCCTTGGACGCGTTGTAGAGCAGCCCGCCCCGTGCAGTGAAGCCGCCCGTAGGCCACGTCACGTTGTTGAAGTCCACGAAAGCTGTCGTACCCGACGTATTTACCGTAGCCCCGGTGACAAGTCTGCCACCTGCTGTATACCCACCTCCCGTGACCTCTCCGGTTGACGTCCACACTGTCGTGTCCGCGCCGAGGTTTGCTGCATCGGTGTACAGCGCAAGGCGAAAGACGTCCGTCGTGAAGTTATGCACCCCCTGCAGGAGCTCAGCCTTGAACGAAGTGCACAGGGTCTGCTGGATCATTTCATGCCCGTACGGTAGGTGTCGGTGCGCTGCATACCCATCGCGACCTTCTGGGCCTGTGCGAGTGCTTCCTTGTACTTGCCGTCGTAGAGCTGAACCATGTCGGGCTCACCCTTCATGAACGTGTACGCTTCAACGAGGCAGCCATAGAGCAGCACTGGATCGAAGTTATCCCCCAGCCACGTATTCGTGGCCGTCACGATGCTCTCGGGGTAGTAGAAGTACAGCAGCTCGTAGTTGAGCGCAGCTGACGGCGTAGGCCCTAGGATGAACCGCAGCTCCTTCGCATCACCCGTCTGAGGGCCGAAAAGCGCGTAAAACCTCGGCGTGCCGGTCGTCGTGGGGTTGGGGTACGCCTCTCGGATGAACTCGACTTCCTTATCCAGCAGGTACGAGTAAGCCCCCGTCGCCGAGATCACCGCAAACGAATGCGACGCCACGAAGTCTGCAGGAGCGTTCAGGTAGGCCACCCCCATCGACAACGCACCCGTGGCCGACTTCCGGAGATTGGCGAACTGCGCTTCCGTGTAGATCCGACGCTCAGCCTGTTGGATAAACGTATCAATATCGGCGGTGGAGAACTGGTTCTCCACATAGTCCTGCACTGCGGTAACAAGCTCTGAGTAATTCATAGCTTACGCCAGCGGCCCACGAGCCATCTTACCTTTCGTAGCAGCACCGGTACCCCGGATTTTCACGCCGGAAGTTTTAGCCTCAGGCGTTGGTTTGCTCGCCATGCCGTCAACGACCACTCGCAGGGAGTTAATCGCTTCCTGCTTCGACGGTACTTTTTTCGTAGCCATATTAGCCTCGCTTTTGTGCGGCGACTTTGGCAAGACCCCGACCCATTTTCTTCATATCGGAGTTCTTCTTACCACCAGAACCAGCTTTGGGCTTACCGCCCTGCTGAACGGGGACGGTTTTATCGTTGGACGCCATGTCTAAGTCCTCAAGACGTAGTGACTGTTACGGTGCCGACTTCTCCAGCACCTACAAGTGTGTTCGGAGTACCTCCGTCCACGGAGTTGTTTCCGCCCCCTACAGGGTTCCAGCCCCACTGGATATCACGACTTTCTGCAAGGTTAATATCCGGGCGAGGATTCCGCAATGCCTGAGGGTCGTACACCGGGAAAGAACCAAGCATCAACTGCGGATGGTCAACATCGAGACACTCCGGGCATACAAGCAGGTTGGTAGGCCGTTGCTTGTACGGCTGATTCTTGAGCTTCTTGAGCGGGTACCGTTGCCCACAGCGGTCACACAGCGCTATGGCCTTCTTACCAAGGGCGAAGGTGTTAGCCACTACACGGTCACCTCAAAGTTGTTACCCTTACGGGCGTTTACTTTGAATGGTACGACACGCAAGTTTTCAGGTACATGCAGGCCAGAGACCAACTTACCTTTGATCGGAATGATGTGGTCTACAGTCCAGCGAATACCCGTCATTTGGGTGCGTAGCTTAGCAAACTTGTACGTTTCAGCGATCAGCCACCGGTCGTCTTCGGATAGCCACAATGGCACCCGCTTTGCTCGATCTCGCTTGTTTGCGGCTTTAGCTGCCGCAGTTACTCCCGGATTAGCCTCATCCCACCGCTTACGCGCTGCAGCTCGCCGTTCCGGATACATATCGGCGTAAGCACGGTCTTTAGCCTTTACGTGTTCAGCGTTCCGCACCTTCCATGCTTTCTTGGACTCCGCAATTCGCTCAGCATTGGCCTCACGATAGATGCGTTGGTACTCTGCAATACAAGACTTACAGTTGTATCCCCACTTGCCTTTATACGTACCAGTGATGTCAGCACCACAGGGTCCGCAAAATTTAGGGACTACAACCGTAGGAAGGTTAGCGAACCACGCACGGCGAGCAGCGTCTTTGGCTTTTCTTTCCGGACTGTGTGACATCAGATAAACCCAACTCTCGGTACGAACCTAACAGGAGATTTATCTCTATCTTCCGAACTAGCAAGATCCATCTGCTGCTCGTAGTCTTCCTTGAGCATCGCCACCCTGTCCATCAACTCCGGGGTCTTCATCGCAATGTAGAAAGCCAGCCCAGAGACCAGAACAGGCAAGAACCTGAAAGTCGTATCCGGAGTCTCAACGCCGTTACCAGCGTCCTGAATCCTGCGAAGCCTCCAGTATTTGAAGACGTAGTAGTCAGACTGGTTTGGCACGGGCCAGACGGTAATCTTCGGATTATCCCTAAGCCTTTGAACCCAGACCTGAATCGGCCTACCCTGCTGCAGTTTGTTAGGTAACGACGAGTAGGTAGAAACGCTGATCCGAGTAATGGTCAGGTCAGTTTGCGTAGAAGAATTGCCGTCACCAGTGCGGATAACATGATCGAGAAGATCAATCGTATCAGCCGGAAGATCATATGTATCGGTACCTTGCACGAGTGGGATAGCTCCTTCCTCGTACGTCCACATGTTCAACCCGCGATTCGCCAACTCAATCGTAAGTAGGTTCATTGACCTGCGAGCAGTACGCAGGTCGTAACCAGAGCGCATGGGGCGACCAGCTCGCTCCCACGCTTCCTCAGCGATCTCTACAAAATCGGGGCTAAATGCGGTAGTACCTGAAGTAGTCATCGACCGTACCTAGGCATGTTGGAGCCAAACGGCAGCGACCCGATACCTTGGGTCATATTTGAGCGCCCGAAAGGCTGAGACCCGTAACCGCCGGGAGGCTGAGGTTGGTACCCAAACGAAGGTTGTTGAGGCTGATAGCCAAACGAAGGTTGTTGAGGCTGATAGCCAAACGAAGGTTGCTGAGGCTGATAACCAAACGAAGGAGGCTGGCTAACAAGCGTAGAAGACTGCATACCAGTAGGCAGCGAGCTGATCCCAGAAGCCGGGGGGCTTCCGTAGTACATGCTACGCCTGTTTTGTAGGATCTGCGGCAAGTTCTGCATGAACCTATCATTGTACCGTTGAGCAGCCTCAGCCTTAGCCTGTGCGACCTGCTGTGCGGCTAGCTGTTTACGAGCCTCTTCTTGCGCCCTTGCCTGATTAAACGATTCAATCTGAGGCTGGGCTTCTCTGTACTGTTGCTGCAGCCGTGCTTGTTCTTGTGAGCTAATCTGCTGCCTACGCATTTGTTCTGCGTTGTTAGCAGCTACAGAGTTGTACGGGTTCTGAGCTTGAGTGAGTTTGTAGTGCTTCAGCTTGGGTTTGAGGCTGGGTTTGCGCTTGTGGATAAAGCTGCCGAGTAAGGTCTTGAACGACTTTTTGTTCATGCCGTTGTTGATCTATAGTCGGCTGCTGGTTATACGAATTCGGCGTAAGATGGGCCACGTTTCGCGGATCTTCTTGCGCCTTTGCCTGATTAAACGATTCAATCTGAGGCTGGGCTTCTCTGTACTGTTGCTGCAGCCGTGCTTGTTCTTGTGAGCTAATCTGCTGCCTACGCATTTGTTCTGCGTTGTTAGCAGCTACAGAGTTGTACGGGTTCTGAGCTTGAG